CGGTTTCTGCAGATATCTATACACAATTCGTACAAAACGGAGCGGCATGGCTGGAGTCGATCTCCCCAAGGTGGTCGCCGGCGGGGACCGTAGGAAGTCCCTGGCCGCGTTGCGGGACGTTCTGGCTGTCACGTTGGCCGGTTCTGAGGCCCCTTACGTGGCTGCTTTGGCCCGCCAGTTGCGCGATGTGCTCGCAGATCTAGACGGTTTGGCGGTTCCGAAGGAGTCACCGTTGGATGACCTTGCTAAGCGAAGGTCTGCAAGGCGCGGCACCGCCGAGGTTCCGGAATCTGCCGCCGTCGGTGGGGTCGGCGGGTCGGGAAGCGGTGGAACTGGCGGCAAGCGTCGGGCTCCATCTGGATCAGTGGCAGGCGGACGTCCTCGAGGGGGCGTGCGCCGAAAAGAGTGATGGGACGTGGGCCTCCACCGAGGTCGCAGTGGTCGTGCCCCGGCAGAACGGCAAGGGCGCAATTCTCGAAGCCCGCGAACTGGCCGGCCTGTTCTTGTTTGGTGAGGAACTGCAGACGCACACTGCTCACCGTTTCGATACTTGCTTGGAGCATTTCCGAAGGGTTCGGGATCTGATCGAAGGGTCATCGGATCTGTCCAGGTTGGTGAAGCGGATCAGTGAGGCGTCGGGTCAGGAACGGATCGAACTGAAGTCGGGGCAGCGGTTGAACTTCAAGGCCCGGTCGAAGGGGTCGGGCCGTGGGTTCTCCGGTGATCTGGTGGTGTTGGACGAGGCGTATTGGTTGATGGAGTTGGGTTCACTCTTGCCGACGTTGTCGGCTCGGGCGAACCCACAAATCTGGTTCACGTCGTCGGCCCCGTTGCCTCGAGCAGAGTCGGATGTGCTGCGCCGGGTGTGCGCCCGGGGCCGGACGGGGCAGCTGGCCTACTTCGAATGGTCCGCCGACCTCGAAGCCGACCTTGACGACCGGGCAGCGTGGGCGGAAGCGAACCCGGCATTGGGTGTCCGGGTCACGGACGAGTTCGTGGTCATCGAACGGGGCTCGTTGACCGACGAAGAGTTCGCCCGTGAACGTCTCGGGATTTGGAACGAGGCGGCAGCGGATGATCCGGTGTTGTCGGATCGTGATTGGAAAGCCTGCGCTGCCCGGGTTGACGGTCCGGACCCGGGGTGGATGACCGGCACGGTCACCATCGGAGTGGACATCACACCTGATCGGCAGTGGGCCACCATCGCGGCGGCCGGTGAATGCCGGGACGGTGGGGTGGCGCTCGAGGTGATCGACCATCGGGGCGGGGTCCGCTGGGTTGTCCAACGGCTCCTGCAGTTGCGTGACGATCACGACCCGAAAGCGATCCTGCTCGACCCTCGCAGCGGTGCCGGTTCTCTGATCCGCCCGTTGACGCAGGCCGGGGTGGATGTGGTGGAGGTGCCGACGGCGGATCATGTCCGGGCGTGCGGTGACCTGTTCGACGCAGTCGTCAACCACGAAATATCCCACCGCCATCAACCCGAGTTGGACGCCGCGGTGGCCGGCGCGACGAAACGCACGGTGGGTGATGCGTGGTTGTGGGATCGGCGGGCCGGGACAGTGATCTCACCGCTCGTCGCGCTCACTCTGGCGCGTTGGGGGCATTTGGAGTTGCCGGATCCTCCGCCTCCTGACAGCGACTTCTACACACTGTGAGGTGGCCCGGTGGCCCGAATCTTGTTCATTCTGGGTGGCCTGCTTATCGGCGCCGGCACCGTTGGGGTCGCGGTTCGTTGGTGGCCGGTCGCCGCGCTGATCGTCGGTCTGGTGTTCGTGGCGGTCGCGGCTGATCTGCAACGTGGCGTCGCAACGTGAGTCTCATACGTGACCTGTTCACCGGCGGCGAGAAACGCTATCTGACTGTCCCGCTCGACCCGACCCCGGAAGGTGCGTACACCGGTAACGGTTGGGGTGCTGGGATGGTGTGGGGCGGGTTCCCGCCGGGCGGTTCGGTGGGTGCGGCGGGGACGGAGCAGGCGATGCGGTTGTCGTCGGTGTTCGCTTGTCTCCGTCTGATCTCCGAAGCCGTGGCCACCCTGCCACTGGACACGTTCTACCGGCAGGGCGGGATCCGTAAGCCGTACCGGCCCCGACCGACGTATCTGGATTTCCAGCCGCCGCAGCAGTCCCGCACCTCGTACCTCTCGCAAGTCATGTTGTCGCTGCTGACCGACGGCAAAGCGTTCATCCTGACCCCACGCAACGGCCAGGGCGTCCCGGTCGATCTGATCGTGTTGAACCCGTACATGGTGGAGGTCTGCCGTGAACGGGGGATGGTTTGCTACAAGTGCCAGGGCCACGAGCTCGACCCCGAAACCGACCTGCTGCACATCGCCGGGATGATGCTCCCCGGACACATCCGCGGCCTCTCACCCATCGCTTACGCCCGCGAAACCATCGGCCTCGGCCTCGCCGCCCAAGCCTTCGGATCATCGTTCTTCACCAACGGCGCACTCCCCGGCGCGGTCATCGAAGCCCCCGAACGACTCTCCCAAGAAGCAGCCGACCGGTTCCGCGACACCTGGAACGGTTCCCACCAAGGGGTGGGGAACGCCAACCGGATCGGTGTTCTGACCAACGGGGCCAAGCTCACCAAAGTCTCCGTCTCACCCGAAGACGCACAGTTCCTCCAAACCCGGGCCTTTCAGGTTCCAGATGTGGCCCGCATCTTCGGTGTCCCCCCACATCTGATCGCTGACGCCTCGAACTCCACGTCGTGGGGGACCGGTCTTCAAGAACAAAACCTGGCGTTCGGCCAGTTCAGTTTGCGGCCGTGGCTTGAGCGGGTCGAAGAAGCCCACTCACGTCTGCTCACCACTCACGGGCTCGGCCAGGCGTTCGTCAAACTCAACCTTGACGCCCTCCTCCGCGCCTCACTGAAAGACCGTTACGAGGCGGACGCCATCGGGATCGTGAACGGGTTCCTGACCATCAACGAAGCAAGGTCCTTTGAGGATCTGCCCCCGGTGTCGTGGGGCAATGAGCCGTACATCCCGACCCGGGTCAAACCGGCACCCGCCCCGACCGAGGACGGTCCGCCGGCGTCTCCGACTGATGTGGTGCAACCGCCACCGCAACCCTCTGCCCCCGTAGGAGGCAAGCCATGAGTATCGAACGGCGCGACTTCTGCGAACAGGTCGAGTTCCGCTCTGACGGCAACCGCAAGATCACCGCCACCGGTACCGCGATCCGGTACAACGCCATCTCACAGGATCTCGGCGGGTTCCGTGAACGTGCCCTGCCCGGCGTCGCCACGAAGTCGATCGGTGAACATGACATCCGCGCCCTGGCCAATCATGACCCGAACCTGCTCCTCGGTCGCCTCTCCTCCGGCACGCTCCGTTTGCACGATGACAAGGACCGGCTCGCCTACGAGATCGACCTGCCCGATACCACTGCTGGTCGGGACTGGGGTGCGCTGATCGAGCGGGGTGACATTTCCGGTTCGTCGTTCGGTTTCCGCACCATCAAAGACTCGTGGGACGCCAACGACAAAGGCACCGTCCTCCGCTCCCTCGAGGAAATCTCGATCCGTGATCTGGGTCCGGTGACGTTCCCCGCGTACGAGGCGGCGACGGCGGAGGTGGCGTTGCGTTGCTTCGCTGACTCGCACGGTTTCGAATACCGATCTGTGGTTGACGCAGCCCAGCAAGGGGCGCTCGCCACTCTGCTCGACCCGCAAACGCGGGACGAATCCCCAGACGATGACGGAGGGGAAGACGACGAGCCGACGGCTGTCGTCCGACCACGTATCGCCTGGTTGTACTGACGGCCGCACGCCGCACCGACAGCACACCCCCCCCACCCGAAATTCAAACGTCCTCAAGGAGGACCCCTGTGTCTGCCATTGACATCGTGCGCGCCAACTGGAAAGCACGCGCCGAACTCCAAGGCGAGCTCCGCCAGATCGACGAAGCCGCCACCGCCGACCAACGCGAATACACCGAAGACGAAGCGGCGAAGATCACCGACCTTCGCACCCGGCTCGAAGCAACTGATGATCGGATCCAGTCCGGTATCGAGATGCAAACCCGGTCCGAAGAGATCAACACCGGCATGGACCGGTTCCTTGGTGTCCTCGCTGACCGCGAGGGCGGCGACTCGGTGGACAACCGGTCGATGGGTGAACGGTTCACCGACACCGACGCCTACCGCACGTTCGCCGCGACGAACGGATCCGGTGACTTCCGCAACGTCCGCACCGAGTACAACGACCTGTCCCTCCGCGCCGTCACCAACACCACGTTGGGTGCGACGTCGGGTGGTGCGCTGGCCCGGCCGGCGTTGCAGGCCCGGGTCGGTCAGGACTTCCTTGACCGTCGCGTCTACCTGCTCGACCTGCTCCCGCACACCGCCACCACGGACACCGCAGTGGTGTACGTGCAGGACTCGTCCCCGCTGGCCGACTCGGCCAACAAGGCCATCGAGGTCACTGAGGCATCAGCCAAGCCGCAGGCCGGCATCACCCTCGCGGTGGTCACCGAGCCCATCGCCAACATCGCCGCCTGGGTCAACATCACCCGGCAGGTCGCAGCCGACGTCCCCCAAATCCAAGGCTACTTGGACGGCCGTCTTCGGTACTCGTTGAAGCGCCGTGCGGACATCGAGCTCATCGGTGGGAACGGCACCCCACCGAACCTGCTCGGCCTCAACGGCCGGTCCGGCATCGTCACCTACGCCCCCGGCTCAGCCGAGGCCCGGTACGTGTCCATCCGCCACGCCATCACCCTGATGGAAGCGGCCGAATCGGTCCCGGAGATCATCGTCCTCAACCCGGCTGACGCCGAGCTGTTCGACCTCTCCAACGCCGCCGTGGCCGGACTGCACGCCGTCCCGAACCTGGCACTGTCCGGGTCGACGACCGCGTGGGGACTCCGTCAGGTCCACTCGAACGCCATCGCCTCCGGCACGGCGCTCCTGATCGACCCGATGGCCGTCACCGTGTACGACCGTCAGGCCGCCACCGCGTACCTGACCGACTCCCACGCCTCGAACTTTACCTCCAACATTCTCACGTTGCTGGTCGAGTCCCGCGTCGGTGTCGCCCTGTACGACCCCAAGGGTGTCGCACTCGTAACCTTCAACGGTACCGCGTGACGGGTTTGTAAAGAATGCGGCATTCGACGGGGGTTCAACCCAAACCTCGTAAATCGACGAGTGCTGTTTGCAAAGTGGAGGAGTGTGACCGGCCCGCAGATGGCAGTCGGGGTTGGTGCCATGCGCATTACATGCGCTGGTACCAATCCGGTCAGGAGCCAAGTGGGCCGGTCGCACCCCAACGAAAATCAGGCGAGCCCTGCGAAGTCGAAGGTTGTGACCGCAACGCGACCTGGTCGGGGTTATGCCAACCGCACGGTAAACGTGCAAAACGTAACGGTGATCCTGGTGATCCTGTTGTCCGAGTGCAGGCCGCCAACGGCAAAGGTAAGTCCCGCTATCTGAGTAACGGCTACTGGATTCTTCGTCGGCCGGACCATCCGAATGCGTACGCAAATGGATGCGTGCTCGAGCATGTTGTGGTCATGTCGGAGATGCTCGGTCGTCCGTTGCTCAAGGGTGAGAACGTTCACCACAAGAACGGTGTGAAGTCCGATAACCGTCCCGAGAATCTTGAACTGTGGGTTGTCCATCAGCCGAAGGGTCAGCGGGCGATCGACTTGCTCGAGTGGGCGCGTGAGATTGAGGCGCGTTACGGCGATCGGTTCTCTGTCCAGGGTGAGTTGTTCCCCCGGTCGTAGTTCTCCGGGTCGGGTGGGCGCGTCCATTCGCCTACCCGACCCGGGGTCCCCCTTGTTCATCCATGTGAAGGAGGCCCGCGTGGCCACATCAAAGACCGGTGTCTACTTCGACACCCAGTCCCGCGAGGTTGTCGAGAAGCAACCGGTGGAAGGCATTCAGTTGTGTTCGCCGGGCGGGGAGATCACCCCGGAGATCGCCAAGACGATCGAGGAACATCGGATCGCTGACACTCCACGGGAGACGGCGGATCTGTCTGCCGGCGCTGATCT